CGTATAGTACACAGTAACGCTTGGTTTATGTTCGCACCAATAGTCTTGGTACTTCTTCCACAGGCGCAACTGTTGCATAGCGTCTACGTCAGTTACCTTAGTAGAACCTTCTGGTGATTTAATTGGGAAACTAAACACCTGAGAGGATTCACTGTGTACATCATTCTCTACTGGGAATCCTGCGGTTTGCATATATTGAGCAAGCGGGTCTTTCTTGTCTGAACGCACTCTTCTAATATAATAATCAGAGAAGCGGGGATGAATACCACTAGCACTGTCAACAAGCTGAGAAACAGTGCCAGATGGCTTAACACAAGTAATAGCCGCAGACTGATTAATTCCAAGTTTGTAACTCCACTTCTTATTAGTTTTAACAGCGACATCCTTCATTTCTCCTAGCCATTTCTCTAAGTCGGGGGTGTTCTTTCCTAGTAAATAGTGGTCACATATTCCAGTTAAACTGACACCCAATAGTGCTTCCTCTTCCGTATTTCTCTGCCACACATTCCGTAAATATCGGAAATCTGTGAGGGTTGCCTGTAGTGAACCAATGATGGTAGCCATTTCCACCTTCTCTTTTAGTTTGGCTAAGTCATCTTCTTCCCTGATAACTACTTCCGACAGGTTACAGAACTGGTTACTGCGTAGGATAATCTCAGAGCATGGATTAGTACCGAAGTCCTGTTCCGAATCCCTGCGCCCATTCTTAGCGGCTATCTTCTGTGCCGCGACCCTACTAAAGATACCTCGCTCACCTGCCTTGCTTTCGTACATAGTCTGCATTTCAGATAGGAAGGATTCAAAGTCAGGCTTCTCTGTGTACGCTACGCTGTTGTTAGCAAGCCTACGTTGCCCTTCATCCATCCACCAGTTACCAGACTTAGCCTTAGCCATACGAGGGTCGGATAGGTTTGATAGGCTGATTAGAGCCGACCTGCGTACACCGCCAACAACTACGATGTCAGCAATCTTACAGCATACATCGTGACACTCAAGGCTAGTCAGCTTACGCCCCTGTGCCTTAGTAAAGATACCCACACAGAAATTAAACAAATCATCCAAAGGTTCTGCACCACTCGCTCGTCCACCAAAGGTTTTGAGCCTAGCACCTGCGGGGCGTATCTTACTCATATCCCACTTAGGTATCTTACCTGCGTACAGCATAGCAATCAACTCTCGGAATGCAGATGCCCAACCAATCTTACTGTCTGACACTACAATCTGGCTTTCCGTAGGGTGGAACTCCTCAGCTATGATGGGTAGCTTATTGATAAAGTTACGTTCAACACTGAACCCTACACCAGTACCGCACATCAGGACGTACATCAACTCATCAAAGCTACGAGGGGAGTCAATATGCAAGTAGCTACAGTTGAACCCCGCTACGTTGTCTTTGTCAAGTGCCTCACCCGCTGTCATTAGGCAACGCATACTAGGCATGACTTCTAGGTTGTAGATGGCGTTAAACATTCGCTTACCATCAGCCTTAGTTATCTGCTTACGGTTCAGCCAGAAGTCAACGTACCGCTGTACTGTCTCCTCCCATGTTTCCCTGCGCCCTTCCTCTGGCAACCATCGGGCGTAACGTGATTTATGTATAAACTCTTGGTACTGATTCATTTCTGCTTTGCCTCTTTGTCCTTAGCTTGTGTTTGTTTTCCGTCTTGTGATTTAACTTCTTTCCTTCCAAAGATGGCATCATACGCATCTGAGAAATTTTTGTAGTTAGTAGGTCTTGTGGTTGACCCCTTACCGCCATGTGTTTGCCCTTTCATTCTGCGCTCTCCTCTATAAACTGCTGATATTTTTCCTTTAACCAAGATTCATATTGTAGGACGAAGGTAGGGAAGGGCAATACTGTAACCTCTTTACCTAACCATTCGTCCACTTTGTCGATAAACTGTTGCCTTACAAATTCATCATAGGATATTACATCTACCATGTTACTCGTTCACCTCGTCAACCAATCTATCCAAGTACCACTGCGCTTTCTTTAAGTCCTGTAGGGCGTTACCCTTTCGTTCATACCTCCACAGGTACTTTAGTGTATTGCCCTTTAGATAGCCATTGAATGCCTCTGGTGTCATGCTTTCCTCGATGGCTTCAATACATTCTATCTTGCCATAGTTATAGTGAGGAGGTTGCTCGACCATTTCATCTGCCTCTTCTCTAGCCATTCGAGCAATCTTGGCTGAGGCTCTATCCCATTCTTGGGGTGTTGCGTCATCAATACTCATAACAATCGTCCTCTGTGAATTTATCTCTGTGTCTAATTAGTCTGTGTTCAAAAGCGTCTAACAAGTCCTCAACTGTTATATGCAGTTCCTCAAGAACCAACACAGCATCGTAGTCTCTTGCTACCGCTTCCTTTAGTTCCTCTAATGTGTGTGACATTATTCTTTCCCTTCAACATATTTAACAAGTTCCTGTGCTGTGTTTAAGGTATAGTGTTTCATCCCTTCCTTCTCACACCACTGCCCCATAGTTATCTTACCGCCCTTCCGTACTTTCTTATGTTCATTGGAAAGGAGGAAAACTAATTCGTAACCATCTTCTATTATTGTATCACGAATTGACTTATATTTCAAGGTGTCTCCCACACGAAAGAATCCTTTTACCTCCACCATCACCTTGCTTTTCTCATGTACAAAGTCTGGCATATACGTCCTGTAGACTGTGTAAGGTACTCCGTAAGGCTCGTAGTCAAAGTTGTGACGCTTGACCTCCTTAGAGAACTCCTGTTCTAAAGCTGACCTGAACTTGCCTGTGCCTCGTCTGGGTTTATACTTGCTCAAGGTTAATCTCCTGTACTCTAGGTTCGTTGACTACTTTGTCAAGAAACTTAACTCCGTAGGAATAAGCAAAGCCTCTTAAGTTAGGGTAGCAATGCTTCTTGTATTGACAGTAGGAACACTTAATGCCTAGTTTCATGTTGCCATTCTTCTCTTCCACTGTGTCTGAGCATAGAATTTCAGGTTCATCACCTTTAACCATTTCCTTAACGTGCTTTATACGCTCCCTAATGTCCTCCTTAATGAGTTTATGGACAGGGGCTTGGGTATCCTCAAGGTCGTACTTAAGTACCGCCAGATGCCCATTGGCTTTGTCCATAGCCAACCATCCAAATTGTTTCTCTCCACAGGCATGAGCGTATGCTTTAATCTGGTCAACGTAACCGAACGCATCGTCCATAGCCAGTGAACCATCCTTAAACTTCTTGAACCCATAGGCACTGGCTGACTTAACATCGACAACTAACCCATCTATTTTACAGTCCATGTGTCCTTTGATGCCCTCTACCTCGCACTTACGTTGTTCATCCGTAACTGAATGCCCTGCCATGCGCGTAAGGAACAACAGCATTTCCTCAATCAAGTGTCCATACATAAACTTGATGTAGGTATGAGGCTGTATATCCTCCTTGTCAGTACCGTTGACTACGTTCCACAGGACTCTATCATCCCGACCAATGTTTGACAGGCGCAAAGTTCTGGTGTCTCTCTTTCTGTCCCTAGCGAACTCAGTACGCATCAGGGACTTCATGTTCTCACCGAACTTATCAATCTCTGCTTCAACATCAACAGAGTTCTCTGCCTCCTTTGTCTCCATTAGGCGGTATATGTCGTTGACTAACGTGCTTATATGTTTATTCTGCGTCATATAGCTTGTTCCTCTTGTCAAATTTAAACTTGCGATTCTGTCTACAGTAGTCACAAGCGTTGTTGTTGCGGCAATGTTTGGAGACTGCCTTAGCTCCCCGATACTTCTGCCTCTTCTCCTTGCCGTGTTGAATCGCCTTCTCCAACCCCATCGTCTAACTCCTTAAATGCCTTGATGACATCGCTTGAAAATAGTTTCTTTAAATTTACCAAGTGCATTCGACTTGCATTGTGGTCGCCACCCGCTACTGTTCTGAAACTATCTAGGTTGTTCACTATCTTCTTTAGTACAGAAGTTTTGAACACTAGCGTACAGTATTCATTATCCCCTATGCAAAGGTTGTGAAACCAGTAGTCAGACTCAGTAGCATTAATCCCTGATGGCTTGCCCCACGATTCATACTCAATGCAAATGTTACCTGTTCGTTGCCATAAGTCCTTTTCAGATTTAACTTCAATCTTCTTGTCTTGTAGCATGGAAGCTACACGCTCCTCGCGTACCTCTCCGTATGCTAAGTCAAGGTCGAACTTCTTTCTATCTGCCTTCGTAGGTTTCATAGGTAATCCCCTATGCTGTGAACCAGTTGACTATACGGTTGGCTATACGTTGCCAGAGCGTAGGCTTCTTAGCCAAACCCATAGCTTCATAAACCGCACTCCAACCTTTCTCTTTGTACAGATTATGTAAAGGGTGGTCGGTGTTGCCCACTCTAATTTGCTTACCATTTACAGATTGTCGCGTTCTGTTTTCTAAACTTCTATCTAGTGTTGCTACCATCATTTTATTTCTCCTGTTTAAGTTAATGTGTTTCTGCCCAGTTGTCGCCTATTTTAAATTCCCCTGCTAAGGGGCAGTTGAGTTTGAAGTGCTTACCTGCGGCTTCCATACAGCCGATAGCTAGTTGACCAAACTTCTCTGCCTGTTCCTCCTTAACCTCTACCTGTATTTCATCGTGGACGTTGGCTACAAACTTGTAGTCTATGCCCCACTTCTTAGCGTACTCGTCAACCAGTACCAGTGCTTGCTTCATAACCACCGCACCTGCTGACTGCAACAAAGTATTCAATGCCGCGTGTTCGCTTCGTACTGTGACCCTTCGCCCATCAAGTCCGTAAAGATAGCCTCTTCTACTTGCCACGCTAACTCGTTCTCGTAGGCTTGCAAGACTTGGCGTATTCTCAAGGAATTTTCTCTTAAGCCGTCTACCATCCCTACCATTTCCCCCAACGATACTTCCGATTTTGTCATCACCTGCTCCATATAGGAACGCATAGATGAAAGTCTTTGCTTGGTTTCTTGTGTCAACACCGCAAGCAAGTTGGTTTGCTGTATGAATGTCTCCATTGAGTATTTCATTTGTGTACTCCTCATCGTTCATGTAGTGTGCAAGCATCCGTAACTCTAGTCCAGAGGCATCCATGCCCACAATCTTGTAACCCTTTGGTGATGTCCAACACTCTCTACACTCCTTACCATACTCTGCACTAACGCTAGGGCATTGGGCGAGGTTAGGTGATGAATGTGTCATACGTCCTGTCACCGCACCATTAGAGTTTACGAATCCATGTACTCTGCCATCGTCCTCGACAGCATCTATCCAACTCTGAACCTGAGCCATGCGTTTCTGCACCATCAGGTACTTGGCAATTAAAACCGCCTCTGGAATCCCATCGACCTGAGACAAGATAGCTTCATCCACAATGGCTTGCCCTTTCTCAGTAAACTTCTCAGGCTTCCAACCAAAGTATTGTAGGTATCTGCCAATCTGCTGTCGTGAACCCAAGTTAAATTCAGGGAAGTCTACACGGCTGAACTCACCGCCAACTGACTCCCACAAATCCCCAAGAAACTTAAGCCCGACAACTGACATCGAACCGTCCTTCTTAAACTTAGGTTGTATCTCCTTTACAAACGTAGCCAAAGGTTTGAACCTGTCATGTACCTGCTCCTCAAGGTCAAACTTCTTCTCCTTCAATTCACCCAACAGTCCAAAAGCGTGTTCACAATCTAGCAACCATCCGTTGTCGATTTGGTTTTGGATGATAGCTTGTACGTTATGCTCAAGGCTAACGCATTCGCCTCTAAAATCTGCCAGTACACTTCGTAACGCCTGAAACACTTTGACATTAACAAGTACATCTTGCTTACAGTAATCCACCATAGCCTGAGAAAACTGTTCCCAATCATTATGCTCTCCTTTGGGGAAGCCTAAGCGCAACCCCCAACTTTCAAGTGAATGACCACCTTCCCTTTGTGGGTCAGCTAGTCTGGATAATACTAATGTGTCTGTGACTTTGCAACTACTAAAGTCTGTACCAAGTAGGCGTTCCAAAACTGGAATGTCATAGCCAATAATGTTATGCCCGATAACCTCGGCATCTTTGATATAGTCGTTGAAGTCCTTGAGCGTATCGCCAGAGAACACCTTAGTCTCCTGACTAGCTACCTCAGAGGCAACGATAACCCAAACCTTAGTAGGCTTCAATCCGTTAGCTTCTATATCAAACACTATCTGTTTCATTAGAACTCTGTCTCCTCATTCACAGGGCAAGTAGTTTCCTGCATACGCCCAGTCTCAGCATCGTAGTGTAGGTAACAAGCCGCCCCTGTCAACCCTACAAACCTGTTCTTAAGTACCCGAACAGTGGTTGTATTGCGTATCACTGGGTCTTTATGTTGCTGTTCACGCTCCAATCCAATCACCATATCCGATAGTTGAGCAATAGCCGCTGAACCTCTTAACTCAGCCAAGCTAATCTGTCCACCATCTTCGTGTGCCTTGCCATTGGGTCGCCTCAAGTGAGAGATTAAGAACATACCAACGCCTGTCTCCTGTACAATCTTGCGTAGGTTAGTCATAATGCTGTCAATAGCTTTACGCTCATCACCATTCGCTTGGTCGCTCACCACGATACTAAGGTGGTCGAGTATAATCCATTTACAATCCAAGCCTTTAGCCATGTAACGTATGCGTCCTAGCAAATCGTCCTCACTTGTACTGCCGAAGTGGTCGAGTAGCTGAATCCTACCTAACCCGAAAGTCTTTTCCCAATACTTCCGTTCCTCACCTTCGGCTAGTTTATCCTTCACATGGGGAATGTGGAGAAGTTTGTTAGCCTCGATTGACATAATGCCATAGGTAGTTTTTGGTACGTCCTCCTCCAACGCTAGGATTCCAATGTTATCCTCCGTAGCATTGAGTAAGTAGTGTTCCAACTCCCTTACTATCTGAGACTTACCCATGCCCGAACCGCTAGTAATTGTTACCAATTCCTTGGGGCGAAAGCCGTAAGTAAACTCATTCAAGCAAGCCCAAGGATAGGGTATAGACTTCACATCCTTCTGAGCCTTTAGTAAATCCCAAGTGTCCAAGCCAGAGACAATCCCATCGGGTCGGTACGGTTTTGCATTCCACCATTCCTTAGTGAAGGTTTTAATCTTACGTTCCTTAAGCATTTCCCCTGCGTCTTTGCCAGTTAGTACCACGTTCTTTGCCTTGTTGGGCGAGAATAAATCTAACACCGCCCTAGCACTATCTTGCCCTGCCTTGTCGCTATCGAAGCAGATGGTTATGTTTTCAAATGACTCAAGCCACTCTAGGTTAGCCTTGATGTCTTTGACTGCACCTGCCGCCCCTGAGCGTATTGACACTACAGGATATTTACCATCAAATATTTCATATACTGCAAGGGCATCAGCCTCGCCCTCAGTTATAGTTAAGTATCTACCTTCACCCTTGAATGCCTGTTGACCGAACAACCCTGCATTCTCAAAAGAACCGCTTGAATAGAAGTTCTTATTCTCTACCACTCGGCACTTAGAACCTGTCTGTGTGCCTGTGTCCCTATCGTGGTAAGGGTAATGGTGCTTGACAATCTGACCAGTGGTATCGTACTCAACAGTCACGCCAAACTTGGCACACGTTGTTTGAGAGATTTTCCTGTCAGGGATTGACGCTATCACACCTTTCATTTCTAATTGCCTTGTCGGTTGTTTACGTTGAGTCTTGGCTTCAATAACTCTGCCATCAGCGTGTTCATAATGGTCGCAACCTACTGTGAAGCAGGTCGCGTGCCCATCGGAATACCTTGCCAAGTTGTCCCCAGAGCCACACGCGGGGCATGGCTCAT